ATGCATAAGAAATATTTGAAATTACTAAGATATAAAATGGCACATGGTGAATCTTTTATAGATGTAGTAGAGGCAGTACTATACAATCCTTTCGCATATTCAGAATATAGAGTGCAAGTTTTAGTACCTAAAGATTATGATTTTGAACTGATTTCTGACTATCTTTATTTTATAAAAGATGCTGAAAATGACCGTAAGGATTTAGTTGTTACATTATTGGCAATTTATGTGAAAGAAGATGTTGAGTGTTTCTTAGAGCTTGTAAATACTGAAATTAAATAAATACCTTGTGTAATAATGAGGTATGAATATGATAAGAATGGAATTTAACACCTACGATGATGGGACATACTACTTCCTGTATGTTACAGAGGAAGTACGTATTGAAACTAATGGTGCTGATGGTTTGCAGATGGAAACCTTCGATTCGAGGGTAAGGGATTTAGGTGATCCGTTCCAGTACTTAACGATCAAAGAACGAAAAGATGAGTACTTTAATGAAAGTCTTATCAATCCGTTTGTGGATGATGTGATTAAAGCAGTACAGGTACTTTATGTAAATTTAGATATATGACACCCCTACAATCAGGGGTGTTTTTGTTTCTTAGGTGTGATGAAGTCTGAAATTGATTTGTCACCGTTATTGGTTTCGTATATCAATTTTATAATCGATGTACTATTGTTTTTAGATTTGTTTTGCAGGTCAGTTATTTTATTACAGAACTCATTTTTTTGTTCGTCATCGCCAGTATAGGAAAAGCTGAGCTTATCATACAACTCATATAAATTATCACAGATGTTGAAATGGGTTAACCCTGTTTGAGTAAGAAGAGAGATTATTTCTTTTGCATCATCAGTAAGTTCGTAGTTAGTACGTCTCACAGCATAAAGTTGCTCTATGATAGCATCAGATTTTTGCTGGAATGAAGCAGCCGCTTTATCTATTTTTACAATTCCGTTAATACTGAAATCACTATTTCTCTCGCCGGAAATGACAATTTTGTTAAATATGTTTAGTATGTTGTTAATGCTACCTTGAATAGAAAAAATCATGGGGCGTAGTTCACGAAGATCATTGTAAATACTTTTCTCAATGTGCCCGTAAGCAATATCATAATGCTTTTGTGCCATCCATTCAGGTACTTTCTTCAAGGCCTTAAATGCGACATATAAAGTACCTAACGTTCCAACAGCACTTAGTAAACTGCAAATAGCAGTAAACCAGTCTGAGACAGATCCCCAAGCAAATCCTTTAGAATCAGAAAGAAGAAATTTAACGAGTACCAAGCATAAAATAATTAATAGTGTTGAAACAATTGTTATAAGAGCAATATTGGTTTTTTTACAGTCCATCGAAAGATGTTCCTAAATTTACGAAAGGTAGTACGATTACTTTACCATTAATCACCGAATAACGTACACTCCGGTTTCACGCTACGCCTACAATGGGGTTATGGTTTGTTTGCGTAGGTGTGGCGTGAACTTAGAACGGTAGTTCTTCTTGTCCACAAAACCAATCATCACCATGTTGTTCAATCACACGTTGTTCAGCATGTAGGTAACTCACAGCGTCCAAAACCTCTTTAAATGGCGTTTCGCTAATCAGTACAAAACAATCCCTTTCAACAGTTCCCAGCCAGAACAGCCCGCCTACAGAACCTTCAAATATCAACCGATCACCAAACTTGAATTGCTCAAGAGCACTTCCACGATAGCAGACCGTGAACCATACCCCGTTGTTGGAGAACTGGTGAACACCTCTTATGGATGGATCGTAACCGTTCTTATTTCCCATTTCTTAGCCCTCCGCTCATGCACAAATACTGTTAATTTATACAGTGTATTCGTATCATTCAAGACAAAATACTAAAAAAACAAATAAAAACGATCATTTTCAATGGGTTAAGTAATGTTATTTGGTAGGGTAGCTCTATTATTGATATCTAAAAATGATCAATAATTGATCATCTACCATTTTTAGAGATAAGCACGGATGATCACCAAAACCTTCATAGCAGAACCAATCATGACTACATCAGGCCAGCTCGTAGGATGTGAACTGTTAACCCGCTTCCATTGCGAAGATCTGCCTGTGCTTAACAGTAAGTACTTCATCATGGCTATGACGGTCGAAGGGAAGAAGGAACTACTGAAACAACAATTAGAGACTGTAGATTTTCATGCGTCATGGTTCAGAGAGCACCGGCTTTTCTGTACCGTTAACGTTGATACTGTACAGGCACGGCTATGTGTGTTTGACAGGGAGATTATTCAGCTATTGGATAAAATGGACTTCATCAGGCTTGAGATCTCAGAGAACTTTGAAGGGCTTGAACTTGGTATCAATCATCCAGTACTTAAAACACTGTTAAACGTTGGCTATCGATTGTTCCTTGATGATCTTGGTTCAGGCCGTGCCAACGTCGCAGCACTAACTACTGGATGCTATGAGGCGGTAAAACTTGATAGGGCGTTCTACCATCAGGAAGTACAGAAACCTACATTCAACGTACTGATGAAGAACATCATGAAGTACTGCCCGTATGTGATCGTTGAGGGAGTAGAGCAGCGGCAAGAACTACCAGTACTACGTGATGCTGGAGTAACAGCCGTTCAAGGCTACCTATACCGTTCAGTGAACTTCTCTAAGGTGACATCTCTTTTATAAATCTAAGCCGCTGTAATGCGGCTTTACTCACCATCATCTAATTCATTTAAAAATCTGGCAAGAACATCTCCGTGGCATGGATAGGGTTTGCAATGGCAGCCAAGGATTTTCCCTCTATGTGCTTTAAGCTTTTCTTTGAAATCCTCCCCGCCTTTTAAGAAATTTCTATCAAAGTCGTACTTAAATTTTCTTATAACTTCATCACGATCACCATCGGCTCCTATCGCATAGGGATTACCCCATAAAGTACCGCGACCGCAATATACATCGAAGTGTTCGCCCCTGTCTTTATTGGATACAAACGTAATTTTATCCTTTATATACCTTACAGGAATTTGTGATGATAACGTTTCATAAACAGTTGTGAACTCTGGTTTCAATGCTGAATCAAAAATAATAGCGTGCGTCAATCCTATTTTAAATGGGTCAGCAAGAGTATCATGATCAAGTTTAAAAATTAAATCAGAGGCAAAATAGTTTTGTATCAAATCCTGGTGATCCTCAAAATAGAAGATTTTGTATTCACTCGATTCGGAGAAGATACGGGTAAGTTTTCGCTCAAACTTACCCTTTGAAGCAAAATCAGGATGATACATAATTAGTACTTTCATCATATTAAATGCTTAACCTCAAAATCTGTATCCCAATGCTTGTTCAGATATTCTATCACAAGACGACGATGACAGTGATGGGGCTTGTGCTCACTACATAACAAGCATCCGTCAGAGATTAAGCTTTTATCTATACGCTCAATATTCCTTTTTGCCATAAGATTCAGAAAGTTATCTTCATAAATCTCCCAAGAGACTTTTCCTTTCTTATAAGGGTCGAGCATCTCTTTGGTTGGTGCGAGGTCTGGAACATGGGCGTAGTCTACCCCACACAGTTCGCGAAGGAAAAATTCTAAGTCTTTCTTTTTAGCAAAACCAGCAAGCTGAGATACATTGTTTAGACGGACATCAACCAGAGTTTTGATTGGCTGTGACTTAATCAAGGTAAAAAATTTTTCAGCAGTTTTTTCGGTAAAGCCAATAGAATAAACTTTCATCACATTACCTCCGCTAAAATTTTGTAATGATAAGTACCTGTATCACTGGTATGGAGATCCAAAGCTAAACTAACAGTTACAAATCTACCATTCTCATGATACACGCCGGGAGCTTGTTTCTCAAAATAATTAATCCAAGCAATGTCAGTGACCCTAAGGTTATATGTTGCGTTATTATAAGTAAATTCACCTCTGACTTTAATCGGTTCTGCTTGCCATCTTGAAGTATAAAATATCACCTTATCGACATATATAAAGTAGAGACTCTCTTTATAATTTGCTGCTTCTTTGGAAGTAACCTGATCTAATTTACCACCTTTAGAATGATGATTATTAGACCAAAGAGTGGTTGGGTGGTCACATAATTTAAGTACGTCTTTATAATTGAAAGGATATTCACCTATCTTTTTCCAATACTTCGTGGAGTCAATAAGATGATTTTCAGTCTGAAAATTTTGTGGGGTATGTTTTAAAAATTCAGCTTCAATGATATCTATAGTCTTTGCATATGTATGGTCTTCATAAACACAATCTTGATCACATATCGAACCAGATTTGTTTAGAGGTCTAACCCACTCTCCAATTGCACCGTCACTGCTGGAGTAAAGCTTACCAGCTATGCAGTAACCACCCGGTTTCTTTGACTTGCTGAGACAAACAAAAGTTTTTTTTCCCATGCTCAATCACTCCGATATCCCAAGTGGATAAATACTACCATCAGAAACTTCTTAAAGTAAAGGTACTTCCGGTGAGTTATCCAAACCGCGTAGTTTCGCCGCACCCTTTGAATAGAATATATGATGTTTTGAACCTAATTCATTCACAATACGAGGAAATATGACGTACTTACAATTAGCAAAAATCTACGGATACGACCCTGCAACAGTTAGCCGTGATTGGAAAGCAAAAGGTTTAGATATAAATGGAACAGACGATGAGATCTATCAATGGGTACAAGATAATGTACTAACACCATTGAGAGGGCAAACAGATTTAAAAGAAGAAACTCAGCGTGAACAATTACGATTAGCAAAAGCTAAAGCAGACATTGAAGAAATGGAAGCTGATCTAAAAAGAAGAAACTTAGTAGAAGTGGATTATGTAACTGACTCACTTTCAAGTTACTTACTTCAACTAAAGAACATGTTGCGTAGTATTCCAAACACAACTTATGTAGAACTCTTTGCAAGTGAAGATGCAAACCAATTGAGGGAAACGCTAAAAGATAAAATTGATGAAGTACTCAGAGATATTGGAAATTATGAGTACGAGGAAGATGAATATGAAAATGGATTTTCAGAATCAGAAGAAGCTAATAAAGATATTGAACCAGGCGGTGAAGAACATACTACCGCCAGAGAAGATCAAACCGAGTGAATGGGTAGAGAAGAATCTTAAATTCTGCGATGGTGAGTTACAAGGCTCACCAATGCGTTTGTACGAATTTCAGAAACAACCGTTAGATTCAATTATAGAACCAGGGGTACGCAAGGTAGTACTAATGAGTTCCGCACAGTTACTAAAAACAACAATAGTTACTGGTGCATCCCTGTACTTTCTTCAACATGATCAATCAAACATGGTAATTGCTGGTACAACAGCAAATACAGTGAAGAAGTATAAGAATGGTAAGTACGATCCAACTATCCAGCTAACACCATCACTTGCAAAGCTAATCACGAGTAAATCAGACAAGACCAAAACTAACGATGCAACCACACAGGAAACTACCGTTGGTACTTTCAACTATTTCGTTAGTCTCTCAAGCCCAAGTACCCTACGTGGCCTCACGGCTAAGCGTGTTTTCTGTGATGAGATTTCAGGGGTAGATACCGAGGGTGATGAAGGGAACCCCATAGCCCTTGTATCACAGCGTTGTGAGTCTTTCCGTGACTCATTAATCATGATGTGCTCTACGCCGTTAGTACCTGATGATCCCATATGCCAGGAATTTGCTATGAGCGATCAGAGGTACTTTCACGTACCTTGCCCTGAATGTGGTGATGAACAACGCCTGATATGGAAAAACGTTAAATTCGAATGGAAGGTAATAGACGGTGGCCGCCGTTCTATCCCTGATGCCGATACTGCCTATCTTGAATGCCCGCACTGTAAACACCAGTACTCAGAAGCCGAACGCGTAAGAGCAGTATCACAAGGACGTTGGATCGCTACACATCCAGAGATTAAGGATGTGAGGGGCTATCACATATCACGTTTGTACTCTCCGGTTTCGTCGATCCGCAAGCTGGTACAGGATTTTGCAGAAGCGTTTAAGAACTTTGACCATATGCGTTTTGTGAACAACGCATTAGGCGAACCATACATTGATAAAGAAAACGTAGAACACGATTTAACTCTACTGGAACAGCTACGTGATTTTGATATTGATATACAGAACATACCTAATGATTGTGTTGGTTTAGCATATTCAATTGACCAACAATTAGACCGCCTTGAATGTACTTTAGTTGGAATTTCTGAAAAGAACTATTATGTACTTGATCATCGTAGCTTCTATGCGGTCGATTGTAATAAATATGACTCGCCAGCATATGTAGAATTACAAAGTTTTATAAATAATACAAAGCTAAAAACGAAAAATGGAACACCTCTACGAGTACTTCAGGTATGGGTAGATAGTTCTAATGGTGCTGCAACTAATACCATCTACCGATTCTGTAATAAAACAGGTAATGAGATATACAAACCTATCAAGGGTGATGGACGTACAACTATTCCTCTATACAAAGAAAGTACATCGGGTGGTTATAAGTTCATGCTACTTAACGTTAACGAAGGGAAGAACCGTATCAGGAAGCTACTTAACGCAGCTATGAACGATGAAGCACATGAAGGTAAAAGAATCCATTTTAGCCATTCATTACCGGATGATGCATTCCTTCAGTACACCAGTGAAAAGCGAGTAATGAAAGGTGGTCAACTTGTTTGGGTGAAACGTACTGGTTCAAAAGATGATCGTAACGAAATGCTTGATACGCTCAACTATTGCCTAATTAGCTTTGAATATATGTTAAATAAATTGGGTGTTGATGCCTATAAAAAACTAAGGAACTACAACGCCAATATAGCTAAAACTAAATACAGTGAAGAAATACAAACTAATGATACACCTATAGAACATGTTCCAGTACGTAAACAACGTAAAAGGCGTATGGGGGGAAGAAATTGGTTTAATGAATAAGGAATAAACATGGCAACACGCAGCGTTGATTTCACCTCAGATATTATCAAAGGTGAAAGCATTGTGTTTAGTTTTGCCGCAGATTCTAAAGTAGATATAGTAGATGTGGATGGGATCAAAATTTCATATACCTATCCATATTCTGTAATTAATACTTCAAACTGGAAATCAGGTGCATATACGGCAATTATCAATGATAAAATATTTGCTGTACGTACCTTTCAGATAGTAGATCCAACTGCGACAGCAAATAAATACAATCAATACCTATCTATCATTGATGAAATAAATATTGTTATAGAGTCTAAAGTACAGGGCGGTGGTGTAATCACTCAGAGCATCAACAATAAAAGCCTAACTACAGAATCTATGGACGCATTACTAAAACTCCGCACTCATTATACAAAACTTGCTAACCAAGAATTAGCACGTATGAGGGGGCTTTCTTCTGGTAATCCGATTAAATCAATAACAACTTTTAACAGGGGTAACTAATGTTCTGGAAAAAGAAAAAAATTGATGAGCCTGAACAAGTACCTAAACCACAGTTTGAACGTAAACAACTTACAGATAATGCATTAAAACGTGAACTAAAAGAGATTCGTACTAACTCACAATCACCAATCATCAGTTTTGGGTTTTCAGCAGGTAATTCAGCAGGAAATATTAATAGTATCATCAATATGACATTACCTACCTTAGTCGCTAAATCACGTGAACTAAGTTTGAATAATGGAATTGCTAAAAAGTACTTTCAGGTTAACAGTGATGGCGTAACGGGTGCATCAGGTCTGTATATCCGTCCTGATGTTAATCTTCATGATGATAATGAAGAAAACTTAGTTATTAACGAAGAACTTGAGCAGCTATTCTACAAATACGCAGATAACCCAGAAGCATTTAGTATGAATGGTAAGATGGATTTAGCAGCTTTTCAGCGTTTAGTGGAACGTACTCGTAGTATTGATGGTGAAGCGTTCATTATTTGTCATGATGTGAACGGTACTGTGAAGTTTGAACTTATCGATACTATGCGAATACCTACTACTGGAAACCGAATTTTTGATGATGGTTCATATGTATCTAATGGTATTCATTTTGATCGATATGGGAAAGTAATTGAGTACTATGTAACTCGTTTGAATCCTTCTACATATACGTATCAAACAGGTGATTATGAAGTAATTCCAGCATCAAACATGCTTCATCTAATGATCCAGGACTACCCAAATCAAGAGCGTGGCATACCGGATATCATTGCAGGTACTACTTTATTAAAAGATCTTGAAGCCTTTATTAAGGCAGCAATCATTTCTAAGAAACTATCAGCCTCAGCAATGGCTTTCATTACTAACTCAGCAGGTAATGATGAAGATATTGATTTTATGAAAGGGTACGAACCTGATTACTACGAAAATGACAGCTTACAAAGCGGTGCTTTAGTAGAACTTCAACCAGGACAAAACGTAACGAGTGTTAACCCAAACGGGGCTACTGATGGAATCACAGAGTTTGTAGATACTCAGATGCAACAAATTGCTATGTCTCTTGGTATCACAGAGCAATCACTAAGCGGTTCTACTGCAAATGCTTCATTCTCAGCAGCAAAACTAACGGACCGCCTACAACGTCAGACTTTCAAGACACGTACCAATGCATTAACCACGTTTGTATTAAAACCAATATATGCACGCTGGCTTAAAGCAGAAATGTTACGTAATCAGAGTTTAAATCTGAAATTTAGTGATTTCGATAAATTAGTAAATGCTAAATACATTAGTGAATTTGTGGAATCCCTTGATCCTCTCAAAGACGTACAAACCCAAGTACTAATGATTGATAACAAGATCAAGAGTCGTTCTATGGTTGTTTCTGAATTTGGTTATGACCCATATCAAGTACAGAAGGAAATTGAATTAGAGGAAGCTAAAACAATTAATAATAAACAGGAAGTTATTCAGGATGAAGAAACAACTAACGAGGGAACTAAACCTACAGAAAATTAATAACGCTATTGATGTAGAAAATCGAACCATTGAGATCGCTTTTGCAAGTGAAACACCTGTTAAACGTGATTTTGGTGAAGGTATTGGTGTACTAAACGAAATCCTTAAATGTACGCCAGATTCCGTTGACCTAACTCGTATGCTAAATGGTGCTCCATTACTAATTGAACATGACTTTACCCGTCATGTTGGAATTGTATTAGATGCGAGAGTAGACAGCGATAATGTATGTCGTGCGACTGTAAAACTATCTTCAATTCAAGAAGCAGAAACTATTTTTACAATGATTCAAGAAGGTATCCGTACCAAAATTTCCGTTGGATACAATATTGAATCTTATCATATCGAAGGTGAAAACCTAATTGTAGATCTTTGGTCGCCATATGAAGTAAGTAGCGTATCTGTTCCCGCAGATGATTATGTTGGTGTTTCACGTTCACTAAATACAAATGAAATTCAACTTAGTGAAGGTGAACAAATGGATATTGAAAACCAACAAGAAGAACTACGTACCGATGATGTAGTTGAACAAATCGAAGAAGAAGTAAAAGAAAGTACTGAATCTGATGAACATGTTGAAGTACAGGAAAGTACAGAAGCAGTAGAAGAATCTGAAACAGTAGAAGTACAGGACAGTACTGAAATTGTTGAAGTAGAAGCACAGGAACGTGCAGCACTAAATAAAGGTAAATCTGACGAAATTAGAATTCGTGAGTTAACCGCTATTGCAGAACTTTTCAAGGTAGATGGTTCTGAAGCAATTAAATCAGGTGTGACAGTTGAACAGTTTAAACAGGAAGTTCAAACCAGATCCCTAAATAAAGAAACAAATCTAATTAACAAGGATGTTAATAATATGAATAAAAATGTAATTGGTGAACTAATCCGTAGTATCAACGATGATAACTTTGATTCTGTAAAAGCTGAACTCGAAAAAGGCCAACGCGGTTTCAAAATGGATTTTTCCCGTGCTCTTGCTACCGATACTCAAACAGCAGCAGGAACAGTAAAAACCGTATATGCGGATTCTTATCTAACCGCTCTATTGGCTCAGTCCATTCTTGGAAGCCTAAATCCAACTATCTATTCTGGTCTTGCTTACCGTGGCGTTCTTAGTATTCCTCGCCTTACTGGTCTAACTCCAGCGGCACCAGGTAACTTCAAATTCTATGAAGAAGGTGATGCAGTTGAAGATACAATCGCGAATTTTGATTCTATCAAGCTATCACCAAAGATGTTTGCTGGTGCAGTACCTGTAACTAAGCAGCTCATGCTAAGTTCTGATACCGCAGCAACCTTTGTTCAGGATGCTCTAATCCGCTATGCGGCTAATGGCCTCGAATCCAAGATCTTTGATTCACTACAGTCAACGATTCCAGTAGTTACGACCGCAGCGATCGGTAAAATGACTGAAGCTGATGTACAGAAAGCTATTGAAGCTCTTGGTACTGCTAACGTTGACGTTCGTTCTTGCGTAGCAGTAATGCATCCAAGTACTTTAGCTAAGCTACGTCAAACCGCCGTATTAAATAACACCTCAGCCGTGACTATGGTTGAAGGTCATCGTTTCGATATGTGGCTAAACGATGAAGTTCGTGTTGTTGAAAGTACTTTTGTAGATGTCGATTCTGTGATCATCGGTGACTTCCGTAATCTAATTATTGCGAACTGGTCAGAAGGTCAGGAAATTGACGTAGATACAACTACTCACCGTGCAGCACAAATTACTGTTTTCCGCAGCTTCCAGTACTTAGCAACAGCTATTGCTCATGAAGAAGGTTTTGTAAACCTAAAAATCAAATCCGCTTAATGGTGAAATAAAATGAGAGCATTTTTTAGTAACTCACAATCAGAGTCACTACTTAATGCTTTTGGTGAAAAGCTCGTCATTGTTCAAGATGGTGTATCAATAACGATTACCGCTATTTTCGAACAAGACGAGCTTTTTTTCGATGATAGTCAAACTACCGTGACATATTTTAGTGCTAAGTCAGGTATCAAACTAAATAGCACCTTCAAAATCGATAGCATCGAATACGTAGTAAATAGGATAGATGATGATACAAGCGGTATCTCTAATTATCACTATATTCGCAAAGTCGATTTAGAAGAGGAAATATAATATGTTCACGGCAGACTATAAAATCAGAAAGTACTTAATTAATAAACTCTCTCCAGTTACTAATTTACACTTTCCATCAAAAGCATCAGTAGATGATATTACTGTAGTTTATATTGGTGACTCTTCTGTACAACGTACTCAAGTATCTAAAGCAAACACAGTCATTAATAATCAAATTGTGCCATCAACTATTAGAAATTTATGTGAATTTCGTGTTGAGTTTGTGTCTGTCGGACAATCATATAAAGAAGCATCCGATGAAATTGAAAAAATACTTGAAACAATTTGTACGCCTGGTTTCTTTAATGAATTAAACCAGCAACTTCCAATGTCATTATTCAATGTACGTATTGAAGATAGCCTAATGACTACTCAAGCCGAAGCAACGGAAACCGCTTATGTACACACGCAAACTCTATCTTTTAGCTATGGGGAATAATTATGGCTCAAACATTTTTAGGGAATTTAACTACGGTATGGATTAACACCGATACAACTAATGTTGATCCAAATGCCCGTACTTTTGTTCAAGTAGAAAACCTTTCGGCATTTCCAAGTTTTAGTGAATCAACAACTATTTCAACTGTAGAAACATATGATAGTACTTTCACCTCTAAAGTAGCGGGTGATAGCTCATATGGTGATATGACTATTGAAGTTAACTATGTTCCAGGTGAAAACACCGTACTTGATTCTGTTGTTGATTCTCAGCAATTAGTACAGGTTAAGGTTGAAATGCTTGATGAAGGTACTAACGATACATCGGTGAACTATGTGATGTACAACGGGTACTTATCCAGCGTTTCCGATACGTCGGATATGGATCAAGTTGTTACCCGCTCTTACGTATTCACACCAGAAACACAGCTATCAGCAGGTATTCTTGATGAGTCCGTAGTACCGCTTAACCGTGGTGATTGGGGGGTAGGATCGAACGGTAACGAGTTTCCAAGCTATCAAGGCCGTGACGGTAACTCATTCGTTAAGATCGCAGCAGCCAACGCACCAACAGGTGTTGATATGTTGGGTATCACTAACCTTGATGGTTCTAACGGTACTCAATTGGTAATGAGCAAAACCGGTACGCCAGTACTCAACTTTCGTAACTTCTCATCAGCAAGTACTGGTGCATGGTACAAGGTCTATACCGCTGCCGATAAGCCTACTTTGTCAGAACTTGGTGCAGCAGCGGCTACTGATCTCAGTAACTACGTACCGATTACCCGTACCATCAATGGCAAACCATTAAGCGGAAATATCACTCTTGTAGCAGCCGATATTTCTGATGTGTACTCAAAAACACAGACCGATAACACCTATGTTCCTAAAGTGTTCCAGTTAAACGGACACGCACTAACAGGTACGGCGTTAAACTTGGTAGCAGCCGATATTTTAGATGTATATTCACAGACGCAGGTTAATACAAACTTTGTAGCAAAAACTACTAAAGTAAATGGATTAGCATTAACAGGTAATATTACTCTAACGGCAGCACAGTTAACGGATATGGCAAGCCTAAGTTATAGTAATAGTACTTTCGTTCCAAAGACGTTCCTAATCAATAACAAGCCATTATCTGGTACTAACATTCAATTGATAGCAGCAGATATTAGTGACGTATATTCTCGTACCCAGGCTAACGATCTCTTTGCACTACGTATTACTACTGTTAACGGTTATCCATTAAGTTCTAACGTGTCTCTGAACTATAATGATGTAGGTACTTACTCAAAATCACAGATTGATGTAAAGAATGCAGCACTACAGGCAAACATTGATACTAAGGTTACTATCACTCAAGATTTGTTAGTACTAAATACCGTAACAGACGCACTTAGTCTTGATATGTCAGATGGTAAAAGAGTGTTCTCTGCAACACTTACCTCTGCGAGTACTCAATTAAGCATTATCAATGCAAGCGGTAGTACTAAGAACAGTCAAACCATCACGGCATATCTGATGCAAGGCACAGGTGCTAATAAAATAGAATGGCCTTCGAATGTTAAATGGTCATACGGGCGTACTCCAGTATTAACCTTCACTAAAGATTCAGTTGATGTTTTTCAATTCACGTCAATAGATGGGGGGAGTACCTGGTACGGCTCCTTACTAATGGCGGATCTTCATTAATGATTAGAAAAGGTAACATAGATAATGCCCTTCAAATGTTAGAAGGGCATTTGAAATTTTTAGAACGTAATACAGGTTTAACTAACGATAACAAAAGTGAACATTTTGTTTTTAATCCAGATAAAGTACTTGCAAATAACAGGCACTTTATAGCGGAAACAGGATGGGAAGCACAACCTGATGGTGACGCAACCACCGAAGGGCAGTCATTAGCAATTTTAGGTGCAATATATGCATATCAGGCAACCAAAGAACCCCACTATCTGGAACTGGCAAAGGACTACTTTAACGGGTATCACAATGCATTCTACAGAGGGGTAGCGTTTCCAGATCCACCTGATGGTTCATTACGCTGTAACTGGATATGTAACGGAAAAGCTCCGGTACTGGCACACTACCCATTAGATCCAGAGTACCCAACTCATGGAGGCTTCAAGGGAGTACTGTTTACATGGACAAACGGACAGACACAGATACCACACGGTGCACCAAACTATGGTGAGTACCTCGATGCTGTATGGTTCGCTTTTCCTGAACGTGCTTCTTTAGGCTGGAATCAGGTAAACGCTACTGTATATGCATGGGATACAGAAGGTTCGGTAGACTGGAAAACCAAAGCACCTACATACGATGTTGATTGGATCATCGACCGTACAGGCCGCAAGGTAGATAGCAATGGTGATGTACTGGCAGAAGGGCTAACAAGCCAGATCGGTACAGTCCAGCTCAAGGATACTTCCATCAACGGTAATTACCGCTTCAACTATGCAACACGTAACCCTGTAGAACATGGCGGTTATCTGATGGGGCGTAATGAACGTTGGCACAACAGGCCAGTACATGTACCAATTGATAACTATGGTTCCTTTGATTTCGCAGATAACGCATCAGATGCCGAATTGTGGTTCTGCCAGGCAGCAAAACTACTATGGGATATCACAAGCGAGCGTAAGTACTGGTTAGCCTGGCAAAACTCAATGATTACCTGTATTGGGTACTCTGATATAGATAAATTCGATAAGTTCTTCCGTAAATCTACCGCAGCAACAACACCTTTTACAGACGGTATCTCATATGATTATTTCTATCCAAGTAATCAGGCCGCTACTTACTCGCGTGATGCTGATGGATATATTGTAATTAATCAAAGTGCATCAGCACAAACCACACTTGAACAACAATCAATCTGGTTCAAATTTAATAATAGTAGCAATTTCTATGTTGAATATGGTGGTGTAGATACCTCTGGTGCTGCATTAAGTCTTGCCGTTGCATTAACTGTGAATAAAACAAAAACAGATGAAGGTGCAATTAGATATCGTTGCGGTCTGCCAATTACTAAAACGGATGGCAGTATTCAGGCAATGAGTATACCTATGAACCACTTTACACGAATTGCTAAGCCAGATGGTGGACAGTACTTAACAGCAGATATGCGTATGATTTCTGATTATGGTGGTAACACCGTAACTAAACTTGAATATCAAAGCGGCATTGCAGGTAAGTACTATGATAACGTCATAACAAGTACTATGGATAGTGACGGTAGTTCTACAGTAGGTTTCTGGATTTTCAATAAAGAAGAACAGGATTTAGTTTCTTTTACATACCGTACTTATGCTGATGATTTTAACATCCGTATTATTGATGATTTTGGTTGGCGTTGGTGGGCTATGCTACCTGCAAGTAATGGTGCATGGGTAACACAAACATTTTCAGTCTTAGATTTTAAATTAAGCTCATATCAACCTGATCATCAAGAAGGCGATGAACAGCCTGGACAACCAACACTAACAGGACTTACAGAGTTTACACTATTACTTGATACCGATCCGGTAGATGGCGTTAGCGGTCGTATTGACTGGTACTGCATTAATGACCTACCAGCACTCTATGATGATGGCGGGACAGGTGACTATTCAGTACTGCTTAGCCTAACGTTCAATAACAGTACCGGAAACGGGTATACAGCCCGCTTAGGCGATTGTGTGATCAAGCAGTACATGCTTGATAGTCTCTCATACACACCGGGCTTGATACCCTTCAGTAACATCACAGATCCGTATGCTCAGTTGTATTCTGGCTGGCGTGGGCTTCCATACCCTGGGTATCAACTACCGGCTATATGGTGCTTTCAGGGTACTGCAATTGATGAAACCAGATTAAATAACAGTATGAGGTTCTTATGTGATGCTCAGAACTGGTTTACGAATAAGTTTCATCCGACTGTTCCAGGCCCGTGTGCACAGGCGTTTGTGTGGAACCGTCAGGACGCATTAGCGTACTTACCTGATGGTGAACAACCCGACGTATTCATCATGCAGCACTGGTATGAAGAGGCATGGTCTGGTTATGAACCTCGTGCGTTCTTTGCAGGTTGTGATGTAGTACATGAACTGTATCAACGTGGTGATTACACCATTCCACAGAACATACTTACGTACTGTAAGAACTGGATGAACTACTTAAAGTGGTTCATGAAAAATAACGATGGCCATGCACCAACACGATTTAAAGATAATGGTGAAGTTATCTATGATGGCTTTACAGGTCATATGTCAGGGCTATGGCTTGCAGGTGCATCAATGATGGCGATTGCAGGTTATCCAGATCATGAATTACTTGATTTACTCTTTGCTGAGATACAACAAAACTACGATGTAATTAGTGCTAATCACGTGATGAATGGAGCATGGTCGCCAGCCATTAGAAGTGGCACACCAACAACAAGCCAAAACAATTCAATGTACTTTGGTTTCTATACTGGTGAATTACTAAGAGGTTTAGCTTTATATATGAAGTACTACAACCTACATACATAAATAATATATGAAAGGGATAGCAAGGATCGCTATCCCTAAATTTAAAGGAATAATAAAATGGCTTTTAATTCTATTTTCATTGGTAATAATGTCAAAGTTGAAATCGCAGAAGCTCCAGCTAATGGCGGTCAGGCAACTACTTTTACCGTTGTTGAAGAAGTTGGTGCGTTCCCCGCAGCAGCAGGTGCAGAATCTAATGTTGTTAGCGTAAACACTTTCGGTCAACAGTACGCTAAGAAATTACTTGGTTCTCGTAGTGTTCCAGATTTAACACTGACTGTTAACTGGAAACCAGGTTCAACAGGTCAGGAACTACTTGCATCAGCAGCAGCTTCACAAAAATTAATGCAAGTTAAAGTAACCTATTTCCAAAACATCGCAGATCAAGACGGTCCTGCATATTACAGTATTGTAAATGGTTACGTGAGTTCAGATGTAGTGAACGGTGATTTTGATGGTGTAGTTACTCGTGATTTCGTTGTATCTGTAACTGGTGCTCCAATCGCAGTTGGTGAAGTAACTGGTGCTTAATTACTAAATACTACAAACCAACTAAAAGGATAAAACAAAATGGATTTTTCTAATCTAATGAATACTATTGGTGTGAAACTAACACAAGTAGAACTAACACCAGAATGTACTGTGTATATCAAACTACCTTCCATTACCCAACATACAGAATGTACCGATCCATATAAGGCAATTTTCTATTGTGTAGTTGATGAGGACGGTAAACAGATTTTTGATTCACCTGAACAAGTTGAAGCAAAAGTAGATCTTACTGTACAACTAAAATTGAATGCTGAAATTGGAAACGTTTTCGCTAAATCCTTTAATGTTGAGGATGTAGAGGGAAAGTAAGACGCGATCCGACTCTCAAACTATCACTATCTTTATTGTATAAACACGGGTGTAGTGTGGATGAACTCTGCACTATGCCCGTTTTGCTTTTCTACTACCTATTAGTTTTTAAAGAAATCGTTGATCCTGAATCCTCACAGATAGAGCAAATCAGGCATACCGAACTACTACAGGCAATTTGGTTAAGTACTGGCAATATCAAGAAAGAAGATATACCTAAATTTAATATCTATGAACTCGACTCACTGAATATTATTTCAAATAAAACCTTAGCTGAACAACATGCAGAGAGGGAGAAGAAGATCGCAGAACAACAAAAAGCAAACATGCTTAATTGGATGGGAGTAAAGCCTAATGGCAAATAACAATAGACAATCAATGATCTTTGAAATCAATGGTGATGAATCAGGATTACAAAGATCACTAAAAAATGCAGCCAATGATATAGGTAACTTTGGTGATCAGGCAGGTGGAGTATTTGGTGGTATCAATACTGGCCTTTCTACTACCTCTAAAGCTATGTCTGGTTTCGCTGGTGCTGTAGGGGTCGCAGGTATCGCAATTGCTGCAACTATGGCAAAAGTACAGGAACAATCAGAAAAGGCGTTTGAAGTCTTTCAGGCAGCTTCACTATCACAGTCGGGTATATTACAGATTCAACAGGCCGCTAATATGTTCGCTGCCGTTGGTCTTACTATGGATAACGTAGCAGACCAAATTAAGGATAGTAAGGATAAATTGGGCGATGCGATCACGAATAACGCAGGCAGTACCTTGACCGACGTGCTTCAACCGTTAAAGTTGAATATGTTCGAGTTACAGAAAGCAGCAGATAGCGGTGAGGATATTATTGCTAAGATTTACTATCAGGCTAAACAAATGGGATTCAGTCAATCCCAGATAGTAAACATGATGGAAACAGTTGCAAACGACGCGTCAAAACGCATGACTATATACCGAGAGTTCAATAGTGAACAAGAGTACCAAAACAGTCTTGCTAATGAATCCATTCAACTAACCGCTGAACAATCGCGACAATTTGAAGAATACAGAGCTGCAACTAATAACTTATCCAAAGCATGGGATACCTGGAAGAACTCAACGCTTGCACCTATCGCACAGAACCTTGCTGAAATTCTCGACTTAATGACGAAAATTATTAATAGTAAACCAGTTAATGCAGCGGCAGCAGCAGTTAGTAAAGAAGGTATTCAGGCTACTCAACAATACCAACAACAGTTTCAACAGCAGATACTAAAAAATTCTTCAATTTATGGTACTCAGATAGTAGCAGATCAGCAAAAGCAACAGGAGGAAAATAATAAAACCTTTGCAAACTTATTAGCAAATCTTGATGCGGCACATAACCTACTTGATAAACAGAAAGAAGAATATAATAAAGGCTCAGATAGAAGTGTTATTGATACTGCTCTAAAACCTTATCTTTCAGCAAAACAAAAAACACAGGCACAGATTGATACCCTTGATGCAACTCATGCACAATTACGAGCAACTATTAAAGATTCTTTAGTACGTGCTTATAAGGGTGATCAAGCGGCAATGAATGCCGATCTCGCTAAACTTGATGAAGGGTATAAAGCTAACCGTGAGAAGTTAGTGAAAAGCCTAACAGCCGATGAAGATAAAGCACGTGAAGATAAAGCTAAGAAAGATGAAGCAGCAGCCAAGAAAGCACAAGCCGCACAAGACAAACTTAATGAACAAACGAAAAGAGCAAAGGCACTATTAGAACAGACGCTATCACAAATCGGTACTAATGAAGCTCAAATACGTATTACTCGTTTTAACTATGAACAAGACCAGATTGAAAAGCGTATACGTGAAGCAGGTAAATTAGCGGGAAGTACTGAATCTGAAATTACAGTTATGTTATCCAAGCAATATGAAAGCCGTAAAACCAAGTACAAAGACATGGTTGATCAGATGCTTTCTGAAACTAACAGACTCAAACAGGCACAGAACATTGCAGCCATTGCTAACGATCCTAATGCAACAGCAGATGCTAAGGCACGAGCAGCGGCAGCGGGTACTACCTGGATGAATGACACGGTTAGTCAGGGCTTAGGGTACAAGAACCCATTAAACTTTTCGCCAGATCCGGTACAGAACCAGAACATCAACACCGAAGAACAAGAGAACAAAGATGGGGCTAAGGCTCTATATGATGCCAAAGTACTTGGTTTCCAGGAGTACCAGGATCAGCTAACAGCGATTCAGGCCAACGCCGATATGAAACGTGGCCGATTAACCGCAGACGCACTAACCAGTACTTTAGGGATGTGGCAAACGGGAGCAGGTAACGTAGCGGATATCATGGCTGGTGTATTCGGTGAATCATCAGCAGCGGCTAAGGCAGCATTTGCCGTAAGTAAAGGTATTGCCATTGCTCAGGCAGTGATCAACATCCAGCAGGGTATATCCGAAGCTATCAAACTTGGTTGGCCTATGGGGATTGCAGCAGGTCTACAAGTAGCAGCTCAGGGTGCTTCCATTGTCCGTACTATCAAAGGTACAGCTATCCAGGGGCAAGCCCATGATGGTTGGGATTCACTACCAAGTACTGGTACATACAATCTTGAAAAAGGGGAACGTGTAGTAGGTAAATCACTAAATCAGGATTTAACAAAATACTTGAGTAATCAGGATGGTAGTAAATCAGGTGATATTAAGATTGATGCACCGTTAATTATTAATAGTAATGGTCAAATTTCTGATTCAGATTTCCAAAAGATGTGTGATAAACACGCTGATACTATCGTTCAGGCAACACGTAAATCTCAGAAGAATAACGTATAAATATCATATAGCCCACATGGATTGTGGGCTAACTATTAAAGGAATAATAATATGTTAAATAACACACTTATTAGTGAGTTCATGTTGACGGATAATATACCTCAATACCAAAACCAAACATGGACAGGTGAAACTATTACACGTGTTGTTGGTTCGCAGTACTTTACCCTAAGTTTTAAAGTTACATTGAACAAGATGAACCGTGCTGAACTCGCTAACTTCTACGCTTTATATGGTCAGGGCAAACCGTTCTCTATGCCTCTTGGATGGTGGAGTACATATACTGGTACTCAAATCTCACAGGTACAAACAACCGCAACAAGGGCAGCAGGGGCAACATCCATTGCCGTTAATGCTAATACACTTGAAGTTGGTACGTTAGTTCAATTCAACGGACACAAGAAACTATACCGAATCATAGCCAACACTGGCAACGTGATTACTATCTTCCCTGGATTAATCAAAAACATCCAACTTGGGGAAGTAATGAAATATGACAATATTCAAGGTTCATTTATTCTTACACCACAGAACGCAGCATATCAGATGCCAAGTACAAACATTATGGAAGTGACAATAAATGCAACCGAAAACATCAGAGGTTAATTTATGTCAATTCCAAGTAATGTATTAAACAATGTGGATCTTGTCGCGTACTGGAATCTTACACGAGGCGATAACAAAACCGTACTAACAGAAAAAGAACTATATCAATGTGGTGTTATGGTAAAACTAATAGATGTACTTCCACGTACTGGAAGTAACATTTATCTAACTGATGCCATTGCCGATCAAAACTATAATGGAATTAACTATAAGTCTGTACCTGATTTTCTTGATTCATCATTTGCAAACTATGTTGAAAAAACACAAATCAACAATAACGGTACTTCTTTGAAAGTAAGTAATGTAAGCCAGGATTATCTATCGATGGCGTTGAGAGGATTATGGAATGATGCCAAAGTTAATATCTGGATGGGTATTGTTAATCCAGCTACAGGGGGCATTCTATATGCCTATCGTATGTTTAGTGGTTACATTGATTACTTTAGTTCAGATTTCAACAACACAGCAGGTAATACCACTAATGAAACAACAGTGAATCTAAATTCATTGTGGAAGAAGTTAGACCAAACACAACGCCTGTTATCCAGTACTTCAGTACACCAATCATTACATACTGGTGATAAATTCTTTGACCTAATCGGCATACTAAATAGTTCAGAACAATTCTGGAAGAGTAGTAAGAAATAATGAAAAACGGATTTATAACAGAGTACCTAAGTGGTTTAGTTGGTGAACCATTAGTGTACGGTACTAATGATTGTCATATCATGGTACTAACAGTAATTGATATGATCACCGGTAGTAATTACCGTGATGAAATATATAAGAAATACACAACACCAACAGCAGGTAGAAAATACGCAAAAGCAAACTGTAGTTATTCTACTCTACATCTATTGTGTAAAGAAAAAGGCCAATTAGTAAGTGAACCACTTGATGGGGATATCATCATTTCATCGGGTCATAGTACCGTTTATTGGCGTGGGAAAGTTGTAATTTTATCAGAAGACAAATCTAACTATATCGTTTCTCAATATATCCCAAATGAAAAAGACAAAATATACAGATTTAAAGGGGAATAACTATGGCAGTAGCAGCAGTTGCCGTAGCTATTATCGCAGGAGCATCGAGTGCGGCGGCAGCATACGCAGCAGGGTTAGCTTTAGCAGCAGTAGTAGCTATAGGTATTGGTACAGCAGCACTATCTTACATTAGTTCATCACAGATGATGAATGTAGGCCAAATGGGGGTAACGTATCCGAGTACGGGTAGTAACAATGCCCGATCAACATCACCAAGTACTGGCATACCGATTTCATACGGCGGTTCTAACCGCAACGCAACAGAGGTAGCCTACAACAAGTTAGGCTCTATCGTCGTATGGCAGAACGTCTATAAAGGTACTTCAAACCAGTTATGTACGGTTCATGCGATCAGTATCGGTGAAATCGGTCAAGTACCAGAGGAACAATCACAAGGCGTCATCAAGCAAATCTATTTTGATAATGCTCCTGTACTCATGGATGGTGCGTACATCACCACAGAAGGAATAGTGCCTACCTCAATGATGATTGAGAAGTACCGCAAGTACTTACAGATTGAGGTACGTTTCGGTAAGCCGTCCTACGGTGGTTCTATGACGCTTGCCCGTCAATATGGCGGTAGTCAATGGACTGACAACATGCGTGGTGATGCTCTTGTACAGATCTGTACCGTAATCAAGAAAACCAACGATTCATTGATTGATGGGATTCTAACGAACCAGAACTATACGTTATCGGTAGAAATGCGTGGACGTATGATCTATGACCTAACTGATAATGTACGTAAACCAAGTTCAAACCCTCCAAGCCAACTATATGACTTTATCACTAATACAGAGTTTGGATTCGGCCTTGATCCTAATGATATTGATATTACCAGTTTCCGTAATATGGCAAACTATTGTGCTCAGAATCATTTCTATTCCAATGGTAATATTCAATATGATAAATCCTTTAAGGAAAACATTGAAAATATTCTACAAACATTTGGTGGTATTCTTTACGAATCAAACGGTAAGTACTATCTAACCGTTGATGCTCCAGATATTCCAAGTGTACATTTTGATGAAACCAATATTATTGGCAGTGTGAATATCACAACGGGTTCTAAGTCTGACTATTTTAATACAATGGATAGTACCTATACAAACCCAGGTAATGACTATTCACAAGATATTATCCGTTATCCAAGTGATGCCATTAGTAACGCATCCATTGCTAAAGATGGTTATATTATCAAGAAGGATTTAAACTATCTTTGGGTACAGGATAAAAATCAGCTTGCTATTCTTAGTAACATTGAATTACTAAAATCTAAGTACATTACGAACACGATTACTTTCAATACCTATGTAACAGATATGAAAGTATATGATGTGTTTACAATTGATTTTAAAGAAGCTGGATTTAGTAATAACAAGTACAGATGTATTCAACGTACTGTACCAATGACCGTAGATAAAGCAGGCATTATCCAGATCACCGCGATTTCATATGATGATGGGATTTATCAAGGAAAAGATCCGGGACAATTCCCACAAGATGGATTGACCAATCTACCTAACCCAACATACGTAGAACCGCCAAGTAACCTACAGGCTCAGCGTCTTGGGGCAACGGCATCAGGTAACACCGTTCTATTAACATGGGATCTTAGTCAGGATACAACTGTACGTGGTTATAAGATTCGTTATAAACGCAGTGATTCCAGTGTTTGGATCAGCATTGGTAACGTAGGACAATACACAACCAGTTTTGAAATTCTGAATTTACTATATGGCGTACAGTATGATTTTGCGATTGAAAGCTATAATACCTTGGGTTATTCATCAGATTTAGTAGCTATCTATAATCAAACACCACAAGTTATTTTTGCATTACCTAAAATTACTAACCTTGATATGGTGAATGATGATGTTGGTTTAAATCAGACTTATGCACAGGATTTTATTTTTAGATGGGATGATCAGAGTAATGTAGTCGTTAATGGAAAAACCTTTTCTGATTTCTTCAAACACTATGAAATTCGTGTGTATGACCGATACAGGAACTACATCACTTCGTACTACACCAATACAAGCAACTGGACGTACACATTTGCAATGAATACCAGTGATGGCCTAAGCCGTTATCGCGTGTTTGGTATCATCGCTCATGGTTGGGGAACGGGGATCTACTCAGAGGAAGTACAGATAGAGGTGAGTAACCCACAACATCCACAAATCTTGGGTATCACCTTACGTAACGGTTATGAAAATGTGTTCATTGACTGGACTGAATCAAACATCCCTGATTACTCAGGTATCGTTATGCAGATCGCCAAAGATGAGGGATTCAGTTCAGATACCCACTATTTCAGTAGTTCGAACCGCTATTCAGCATCGTTTGGTATTGAAGATGGTTCATGGTTCGCACGTGTAGCAGCCTATGACGTGTTCGGACAGGATGAATTGGTATGGTCGCCTACTATCGGTTTTAACCAGAACACGAAAGTACCTTACAGTAAGCTCAATGACGATGTGATCGATGGACTACTTAACAGTGATAAAGCTACAGGCATTGTAGAGAAACAGATCGTAGATGAACTTGGTTCACGCTGGCAGCTACAGGTATCGAACAACGGTAACGTAACGGGTATTGCTCTTGCAGCAGATGAAAAAACATCTGTGTTTACCGTAATGGCAGATCGCTTTAGCGTGATCAGTACTGATAGTGCTAAGCAAAGTGATAAGGTTTATCCACTTGTTGTTCAAAATGGGAAAGTTTTTCTTAACTCAGCAGTAATAGCCGATGCGAGTATCAATACAGCCCAAATTAACAACTTAGCAGTTACTACTGCCAAGATTCAAAACGCAGCGATTGATAATACAAAAATTGCCAATGCCGCTATTCGTAATGCACATATCATGAATGGTGAAATTGACTCAGCGAAGATCAGCCAGCAGATACAATCCAGTAATTGGGATGGTACGAACGGTTGGATGATTAACAAGAACGGTACAGCCAACTTTGGTAACGTAACTGTACGTGGGAATATCCAGGCAACTTCTGGTGTACTCAACAACGTTACTATCAATGAAAACTGTAACATTCTTGGTACTTTGAGTGCCGCACGTATCGTAGGTGATATTTGCCGTCCACAATCGACTGGTATCAACCCTGTACCGTTTATCTTTGGTTCACGTACTGTTTCAGGTGGTCAGGCCGCATTAGATCCAGTAGCTAACCAACACTATGTAGCGTTGCGTATTCGTGGTGAAGATTTCGCACGTTACTTTGATAGTGATTTATCGATTAGCTTGACCTCATATGAACGTCAATACTTCTATATTCGTATGGGTGGTGATGGAATTGGTTTAACTAACTTGTTCTATTATGATGCTGGTAACGGCGGTAGTTCTACATCGTTCAGATTAAATTCTATATATGTACCGCCTGTTGGTCGTGGAAATTGGAATTATATCTATGTGATGTGCACAACTTCACGTAGTGGCATTGCTTCACTTAATGTTCCTGCTAACTGGTCTTCATTCTTATATCGTGCTGGTGATCAACCTTTATATAATGCGTAATAAATACTATTACCAAATATAATACATAGGAATATAAATGGACATCTTAACGATTGGTTCATTGATTGTTTCAGCTTTAGTATTGTGCTGGACTGTTTATAGGGATTTTACATCTGACTCAGACGAATTAGATGCACGTATTTCTACCGTTGAAACAAAAGTTGCTTTGATGGATCAGTCTCTAACTTCGCTTGAGCAGGAACAAGATCAGATGAAGAAGACATTAAAAAACTTAGAAGATAGTGTACATATGCTTGATATTAAAATTGAGCGTGTAATTACAATGCTTGAAACGCTAAAGAACAAAAGGGGCTAAATAGCCCCTTTTTTATTTGTTGGTGAGTTCTGCAATCATCTGATCTACTCGTGATTTAGTTTGTCTGTACCAGAGTGAATCCTTAGCCTGTACAATCGCTTCTTTATAGTTTTTATCACGTAAGGCTTGAATCATCTTTCTGAACTTTAAAGTACCTGATAGGCCAAGTTGAAAAACCATAATGGTCATGAAGTCCTGCCAGTCAGAAGGCAAATCTAATCCTAATGAGCGAACAGCAGACTTAGCAGTACTGATATCTTCTTCTAACATCCGTTCGGCTTGTTCTGGTGTAATACCGTTTGGATATGATTCACCAGGTTTTAGTAGTCGACCGTACCCAATAGTTGGATAACCAAGACTATCTTTATATGTCCAAAATTTACCATTCTTAAAATAACCAACTTTAGTTTGATAGGCAATTGTTCCCTCATAGCTAATTAGCCTGTTTTTTAAATCCATTAAATAAATACCTTATAACAATTACTATAGGGTATTTATATGAAGCAATGGAATTACAATGATGATTGGAGTGAGGAAGAATTAACAAACGGTAGTTATGTAGGATTCGTGTACTTGTTCCAGTTTGAAGACAGTACCTTTTATATAGGTAGTAAACAGATGTATAAGAGAGTTAAGGACGTTAAGAAACTAAAAGCAAATTCAGTTGAAAATGGATGGCGTGAGTACAGTTCAAGTTCAAAGATAGTTAATCAAAAGATAGAAGATGGCTTAGATTATACTCGTACCATTTTGTGGGCTTTTCCATCAATGAAAGAAACACTATTTGTAGAAACAGCACTTATCATTAATCAGGGATTGAAAACGGGAAATATTAATCTTTCCGTTATGCATAAGGCACGTTTGCCAAGTGGAAAGGATGCTGTGCGTATACGTGGAATACTTCAATCATTATATGAATTACTAAATTAAGGATGATTTATGGCATGGCGTAGAGGCAATAGCCCAAATGATATGAGGCGTTTTATAAACAACAACAGCCCAGCGATAGGGCAAGAGTTCAAAAAAGAACTAAGTAACCGTATGCGTATAGTTACCCAACATATGCAACGTAAAGTAGATAATGATGTAGCAGGTGGTGGTGTACCGTTTACTGGTAAGAGTATGTACTTTAATTTTAAAAAGATTAGTGACTACAAGACCGTAAACCAGATCATAGTACTACCTAACCAAACCTCATACTTGAAGTACATTCTTGATCCTGCCTACAGACACGTTAATGAAGGTAAAATTATCCCGTATAAGAACGCTAAGTTAACGAAGCAGGGGAACATTACACAGCTACGTTCAAGAACTCAGACTGATAAATACAAAAAGGTAAAGAGCAAGAACGGCAATACGTACTTGATCGATACTACCAAGAAATCCTCTAAACGTAATCCTAAACTGGCACGTGAAAAGAGAGTTATTGGATACTATGGTTCCGTAGGCAGAAAACCATTATTTGATTTCTACGATGAAACCGAGAAAAAAGTAATAGAACAATTAAGAACATTACGCGGTACGTTTGATTACCGTTGGAGGAATTAAGATGGATAACTTAGAAAATTTCCCATGTTATGATCATTCTGTACTAACAGATTTTTCTTTTCAGACAATCCAACCAGTAAGTGTAACCATACCATATGATAAAGCACTATCTGGTAGTAAGCTCATAAAAAAGAAAGTAGATAAAACAAAAGGCGATTTAGTCGTATATAGCTTTCATCATCATACAAAACCTAACGTAAGTGATGGTGATGTACTAATGGTTGAGTTGCTAAAAGATAAAATAGACGTTCAGGTACTGCTATCTTATAACCACATCTACAAAGGTCATCGCGTATTTTCTTGTGTTTGCCAAATACAATAAGGACTAATTATGATTGGTGTAATAGTAGAACTACTAACAAAAGGTGTGGACTTCTTTCTAAAACGTAAAACGATAGAACAGGAAGTGCAGAAAACAAATGCTGAAGGACAGATAGAAACCAACAAAGAAGAGATCGAAAAGGTTACTTTCCACTGGCGTAATGCTCTTGGATTCGTAATTACCTTAATCATTCTTTATAATTGGATCATAGTACCAGTACTGGATACTTTCGGTATCGTGGTCATTCAAGTACCGTTAGGTCAACTACTGCAAGTACTATTGATTATGGTTGGAGGAAACTAAATAATTTCCTTGAAAAGTAGTGGTGGCTCCTGATAAAATTTCTAATTCGATATCTTAAATGGTCTTTATTATGAGCAGCAAAAATATCGTTAATAGGGTGGTTGAGTTCCTGCGAGTGAATAAAGTAGTTATCATGGCTTTTTTCTTAGGTATGATATTTGTGCTTTGTTTTATTAAAAATGATAAATATTCTGATTCAATAAGTGCCTTAGCAAATACTATTATGGCCATAGCGGCCATTATGGGTTTAGTTTTTGCGAAAAAATGGAAGCGTGATGCTACTAAAGATAAAGTAATTGATAAATGCATTAAAATTCTTTCAGTGTATTTGTTCGATATAAAACGTCATTTTGTAGCAACGCCGTACATTAGTATTTTTAAAACTTGGTTTGGTTCACTTGTTCAGAAGGATAGTGTATCGTATAGAGACATCATACAAATTAAAAAAATAGTATCGAGCTATTTTGAGTCTATGAAGCAAGAAAACAAGATTTTCACTGAATTTACCTCTGATTTAGAATATTTTAAATTACTTTCATGGGATGTTAAGGAAGAACATAAGGATATAGTTAGTAAAATTAAAAATGTAATGAGAGATATCATCAGCAAGGAAAATGAATTACTCAATTTTATTGATGTTGTTTTTGGGATGTGGAATCTCAGTGTTTATAATGACGATGACAGTAAGGGGAGTAAAGAATTGTCGTTCAATATTTCTAATAGCCCAGTCATAGGCTCTGCTTTGCAGTTGATACCTGAGATAACAAGATTAAAAGAAGATTTGAATGTACTAATAGAAGACTTGTTAAAAAAGGAATTAAATGTGTTTTCATTTATAGAGCAAATTGAGAACTAAAGTATAAATTTTTCACTTACTTCAAGTACTGTTGATCATGATTGGTGCGGGCTAAAATGAAAGCCGTTATATTGTGATATAACGGCTTTTTTGCTATTCAGAAGGTGGGTTGTAAGTAAATGCATTTACAAATCTTTTATTTAGCTTTTTATAAGCATCGGAGCAACCGGTGTTAATTTTTGAGAATTCATCTTTCCAATCTTGCCATTGCTTAGATCTTACAATGTGACTATTAAGGTCTAAGTTGTCCAATTTTGTTGCTATTTTTATTTGTGCTCTTTCTAATGTTTTTAAATAATCTGTATAATTCTCCTGATATTTACATTTCATATCCCATGAACTTAATCCTAAAATTGCTGCGTATAGTTCTAATGTTTCAGTGCGGAAATTAATGCAGTTAAGTTTTAATGCTTCACACTCTAATATTAGAGCGTTAGTCTCACTTTCATCTAATTCACTTCCATTCATGTACTTTGAGGCGAAATCTTCATAGCCTGATTTCAAATAGAAATATTTATGCGTTATCTTATGTATATTTGATAGTATATGTTGAGCATGTTCGAATCCCAAATTTTTCACTCTATCTCTAAGCCAGTGACGTACACTTAGTGCAGCCGATACTGCGGCAATAGCCATAATTGTATCCATTGCTGCTGATACGGTTGAACTATTAATTTCATGTAAAAATAGTACGTCAGCATAAATTGGTATTAATGCTCCGAAAAATAAACACAACAGATGTGATAACCTGATTTTATCAAGATGCTCTTTTATTTTCAT